ACGTCTAACAGTTCATCAGCATAAACAACTCCGAGGTCGCCCTGCCGATCATTAGGATGTGTGTCCACTCGTTTCGATGGACTCCCTCCCGTGTTCAGACACCGCGAATAACGAGTTTCGCTGAAGCCGAAGAACGTACGAGATACAAAGAAGTCCTCAGGAAGAGTAACATTAGATTTATGGGATGGCTTATCAGTATTCCAACTATAAACCATATTAGCAGACTCAGGAGCCTTGATGTCAGCTTTACGACTATTATGAGAAAAGAAGAAATCATCAGGTAGATCAATGATCAAAACCTCACGACTTAAACTTTGTCCAAATAGTAATAAAGGATCATCCTTCGGAACCGGCGTTAGTGCTATCATCCGTTTGTGTTTAGATTCAGTGAATCCCACTTTTCCAGTGTATTCATACGCTGAAGTTGCTACTTCAAGATCAGACTGAAGCCAAGATTTAATCGAATCAGGGATTTCAGATGGAGAAACTCCATTCTTAATCCATGAATTCTTTTGAACCAAAGCTTGAACCTCTTCTGTCAAAGACATAAAAGGCTCAATTTCAGTTGACATTGTGTAGTCAAGTTCAAAACGCAGAAGTTCTGCTAAAATATTACGAATTGAATTATTGTGATGGAGCATAGAATTAGCTAACAACTCAAGTAAAGGCATTAACCCTTCTTGATTAGCGACTTCTATATTCTCTAGATGTTTTGCCAAAATCATTTGCAAATCGTCTTGATGCATACCTCTTGTTAAAGGAGGTAACTTCAAGGGTGCTAACTGGTCTATTAATAGATTAGTAAGCTCGACTTGAGATGATTCAAATCCTACACTAGTTTTAAGAGCGTCGTTAAAAATCTTGATAGAAAGTTTTCTACCAATGCTTCTGTTAACTAATTTACGTCGTGCCTCACTCTTATTGAGAGAAAACTCAATATTAGGAGCCCCCAACACACACTGTCGAGTACTATAGTGCTTGATAAGAGTAACCAAATCGTGCACCGTATGTCGCAACGCAATCCCAACAAAAAGATCTTTATCTTTAGTTGTGGGCTGCCCCAGCATAGCTGGATCCTGCGTATACGCTATCGCATCTACATACGTTATTTTGCCAGTATTGGCGAAATGACTAAGTAATGACAATAATTTACCGAACAATACCTCATTGGTGTTGTGAAGTTTCTTGTTTTTATACCGAGACGGGTTTAATACTCGTAAGAGTAAACCATCTCGGAACAATAGCCCCCTTTCACCTAGCATTAAGGCAAGCGAAACGCTTCCCTTAATACCACGACTCTGCATGAATTGTTTCCAACTCAAACCAGAGACGTCAATCCCTTTTAATACAGTCTTCTTAGCAAACTCAAAAGCTTGAGAAGAGACTGAAATCAGAGATTTATGAGGATTAGTCCCGACACCAAGAGCTTCCATGAAACGAAGATATTCTTCGTAGACACTAGTATCAAAGATAACTAGATCATCTCCGAGAATCTCGTAGCATGTAGCCCAAGAGTCGTGATTATTGACATGCCTAGCACAGTATTGTAAAATACAATGGTGCGTTAAAGCAAGCATGGCCCAAGATGATAAGCAACCCATAGGTTGCCCACATCTGTACCAAACAGTGTCGCCATCACTATAGTCTTTAGTTATAGCGGTTCTCATTATGAACGGTCTATGCAGAACATCTTTCCACAGTGTCCCAATATTCTCTCTAAATATTGCATTCAGGATTGTCTCCTGAAGCTCTATTGGAAGTCTATCGGTAGCTGCTGAAAGATCCACAGAATAAGCCACACCGGAAATTGCAGCCTTTTGGGCTGAACGAGCGACAGACAACCGTTGATCAAATGTTCCATCATTCGGTAACTCTCTAAGTATAGAGAATATGAACTGATGAAGTGGATTCAAAATGGACTGTGTCCATGTATCAACGAGTGCTATCACTCTCAATTTTCCAGCGGGTTCGGGTAAACCTACAAGCTTACCACATTCTATGTCTGTATAGCCCCCTTTGCCGAAAAATGGTTTCCATCTTTCCTTACCAGGTGAACCAAACAAACCCCAATCTTCAACTACCGAAGGGTAGTGAAGTAGATCACTGTCACGTCTATAGAGCGTGTAGGCAGTCTCATGAGTTTTCACTAACATGGCCCACAACGACGATGAAGTCGCTTCGCAATATTTTCGTATCGCGTTAGCAACGAAGGTGTACCTTAGTACCCCTATAGCGTCCGTTAACACCGTGGATACTGCAGAACCATTAGGCCCCGCCCGCGATGATAAACGTAGGTGATCGGCTTTTAGCCGGGATGAGGGAGTTCCCCTTTTAAGTAAAGACGAAATATCTTTCTCAAAGATATAACTGAAAAACCAATGCCGAAACGACGAGATTTCACTAGGATTACCAATAAACGGATCAGTTATAGTGTTTAATTTCGGTTTAGGAGGTACATCAAGTACTCGATAAAACGAAAGAACACTTAACCACATTCGAATAACGTTGGTATTACCCAAACGTATCTCTTTACGATCCATAGACCCGATAAAACCAGGTAACCCGTTGACAAGACGAGTTAAAGGTAAATCAGGTTCTATTTCTCTTAAAGATT